ACGGAGCAGATCGCCGACAGCGAATAGGAAGAGGGGTGAGTGCGCTTGATCGAAGCAAAGCTAAAGGAGAAGAACACATGAACCGAGTCGTGCTGGACTTTGAGACGTACTATGACCGCGATTACTCGCTAACCAAGCTGACGACAGAGGAGTACATCCGCGACGAGCGGTTTGAGGCAATCGGTGTTGCCATCAAGATCAACGACGAGCCTGCGCAGTGGTACCCCCAGATGCACATTGAAAAGGGACTGCGCACCGTCGATTGGGAGAACTCGCTTGTGATCGGACAGAACATGATGTTCGACGCGGCCATCCTCGCTTGGCGGTTCAATCGCAAGGCCCGGGCATGGGGCGACACGCTAGGCATGTCTCGAGCACTGTTCCCGCATGACAAGGCCCACGGCCTTGCTGCACAGGCCAAGCGTCACAGCATCGGTATGAAGGGCGATGAGGTCATCAACGCGCTGGGCAAACGCCATAAGGATTTCACAGAGGAGCAACTTGCTCGCTACGGCGAGTACTGCATCAACGACGTCGAGCTAACCACTAAGCTTTTCGATCTCTACGCCACGGACTACAAGTTCCCCGTCGGCGAGATGAAGCTGATCGATGCAACGCTTCGCATGTTCGTCGAGCCCAAGCTCGTGCTGGATGCACCGCTCCTGCGGGAGTACGTCGTCGAGGTCCGCGAGACCCAAGAGGCCCTGCTCGCTGCGGTCAACGTCGACCGCGCTCAGTTCATGTCAAACAAACAGTTTGCAGATCTCCTTCGTGAGTACGGCGTCGAGCCACCCACCAAGATCAGCCTCACCACGGGCAAGGAGACCTACGCCTTCGCCAAGACCGATGAGGACTTCAAGCGGTTGATGGAAGAGCACCCTGACCCGCGCGTGAACGCGCTGGTGGCTGCGAGGCTGGGGTCAAGTCAACAATCGAAGAGACTCGCGCAGAGCGCTTTCTGCAGATGTCGAACCGTGGTGCGTTCCCCGTGCCCCTGCGGTACTACGGCGCTCACTCAGGCCGCTGGTCCGGGCAAGACAAGGTGAACCTCCAGAACCTGCCGGCGCGGGACCCGACCAAGAACACGCTCAAGCGCGCGATCAAGGCACCCCCGGGCTACGTCATCATCGACTGCGACTCCTCGCAGATCGAAGCGCGTACGCTCGCATGGCTGGCCGGACAGATGGATCTCGTCGATGCGTTTGCGAACAAGCAAGACGTCTATCGGATCATGGCTGCGCAGATCTATGGCGTGGCACCAGACCAAGTGGACAAGACGCAGCGGCAGGTGGGCAAGACCGTGATCCTCGGTGCAGGGTACGGCGTCGGGCATGCCAAGCTACGGCTCTTCCTGAAGACGGGCGCGAAGGTCGAGGTGTCAGAGGAAGAAGCCAAGCGGATCATCGATACGTACCGGCGGACGTACTACCGCATCCCTGAGTTGTGGAAGCGCGCTGACACGGCGCTTGCCATGCTGGCTGCGCAGATGCCCATGCCAGTGGACGCCCAACAACTTGTGCACGTGGTACCCGGCAAGGGGCTGAGCCTGCCCAGCGGCCTGCACATCCAGTATCCCGACCTGCGACAGTTCGCAGACGAGGAAGGGCAGCTCCGGTGGCACTACACGTCACGCGGACGCATAGTGGCTGTCTACGGTGGGAAGTGCGTGGAGAACTTCACGCAGGCCGTCGCGCGGTGCGTGGTGGGCGAGCAGATGCTGCGCATCGCTAAACGGTATACGCCCGTGCTGACGGTGCACGATGCGGTGGCTTGCATCGCGCCGGAAGAGGAAGCCGAGGAGGCGCAGCGCTACGTGGAGGAGTGCATGTCGTGGCGCCCGCGATGGGCAGGGACCCTGCCGCTTGCTTGTGAGGCCGGTCGAGGCGCATCATACGGGGATTGCTAAATGCGAAACTCAAAATGCCACACTCTCATTCCTCCATCAAAGACTTCCAAGGCTGCGGTCGACGATATCAGCAAGTCCGAATCCTCAAGCGATTTAAGTCGGCGCCAACGGAAGCAACTACGTACGGCGAACGTGTCCATAAAGCGTTTGAATCTTTTTTCGCTGGGGGCGGACTCCCTGCCGATCTTGAACGCCACCAAGAGGTTCTTCAGCACATACGAGATATGGTTGGAGAGCGCCACTGCGAACGGAAAATGGGGTTCACCAAAGACTTTCAACCCTGTGAGTTCTTCGCAAAAGACGTCTTCTTCCGTGGCATCCCCGATCTCCTCCTTGTCAACGGCCCGTCCGCATGGGTAGCCGATTGGAAGACCGGGAAGAGCAGTCGCTTCGCCGACACGTCGCAGCTCGAGTTGATGGCTGCGATGATCATGGTGCACTACCCCGAGGTGAAGAAGGTCAAGGGGATGCTGTTCTTCCTTGTGGCTGGCGACATCATCCGAGCGGAGTACACCCGCGAACAGCTTCCCGAGATCCTGTCCAAGTGGACGGGCTACGCAGATCAGATCGATGGTATGAACCCCGACCAGCCGTGGCCGGCAAAGCCCAGCGGGCTCTGCAATTTCTGCCCGGTGTCGGAAGAGGTATGCGAACACAGGTGATATATGCCGCGCAATTACAAATCTGAATACGAGAACTACCAAGGTACGCCCGAGCAGATCCACAACCGAGCCATGCGGAACAAGGCGCGCCGGGAGATGACCAAGGCCGGGCGCGTGAAGAAGGGCGACGGCATGGACGTCGACCACAAGAAGCCGCTCAGCAAGGGCGGCAGCACGGGTGCGTCGAACCTGCGGGTCAAGCCCAAGTCTGCCAATCGCAGCTTTGCAAGAACGTCGTCAGGCGCAATGAAGAAGGCTTGACGCAGTAATCGGTTTCGGTATGATGGGGAGGCCCACGTTGGTTGCGGGGGCTCCTTCAGAAGTGGTTTAGCGCGGGGTCCCCTCCCCGCGCCTTTTTTGCCGAGGTACGGACCGTACCTTGGCGATTTTGCTTCATGGGTGCACATGCAAATCATCGAAAACAAGGCCCTGCTGCTGACCACACGCAAGGCTGATCAGATCGTCAGGCTCATCCCCAAGAGCAAGCTCCTCGAGCGGCAGGGAGATCTTGGCAGGGTGCTGGTCAACTGGGGTTACGACGAGGCGCGGATCCTGCGCAACTTGCGCATCAAGGACGTGCCGAGCCCCATTCTTGGAAAGTACAAGTGGCCGGGCATCTTCAGCCCGTTCGATCACCAGCGCACCACCGCAGCCTTTCTGACCTCGCACCCTCGAGCGTTCGTTCTGTCAGACCCGGGCACGGGCAAGACGGGCGCTGCCGCATGGGCGGCGGACTACCTAATGACGATCGGCGTTATCAAGCGCGTTCTGATCGTATGCCCGGTGTCCATCATGGAGACGGCTTGGCTGTCTGACCTCTTCAAAACGGTAATGCACCGCACGGCGGCGCTTGCAGTGGGGCCTCGAGCCAAGCGCGAAGCGGTGATCGCCGGGGGCTACGAGTTTGTCATCATCAACTACGACGGCGTGAAGGTGGTTCGCGAGGCGCTTGCCAACGGCGGGTTCGATCTGATCATTGCTGACGAAGCCAACGCTGTGAAGTCGGTGACGACGGACCGATGGCGCGCGCTTGCAGGGCTGATCACTGCGCACACACGCCTGTGGATGATGACGGGCACCCCGGCGGCGCAGTCGCCTGTGGATGCCTACGGACTCGCCAAGCTTGTGAACCCAGCGGCAGTGCCCAAGTTCTTTGGTGCGTTCCGCGACCGTGTGATGTACAAGGCCACGCAGTTCAAGTGGATCCCTCGCGCCAACGCCTCCGAGATCGTGCACAGCGTCCTGCAGCCTGCCATCCGGTTCTCCAAGGCGGAGTGCTTAGATCTCCCAGACATGCTGTACACAACTCGCGAGGTACCGCTGACCGCGCAGCAGGAGAAGTACTACGAGAAGATTCGCAAATCGATGGTGGCGACGGCAGCGGGCGAGCGCATCACGGCGGTCAACGCAGCGGGCATGATCAATAAGCTCCTGCAGATCAGCCAAGGCGTGGCGTACACCGAGGATCGAGAGGTTGTTGAGTTCGACATGCGCAACCGCATGGATGAGCTGCTCGATGTCATCCGGGCTACACCCAACAAGGTGATCGTCTTCGTGCCGTTCAAGCATGCGCTCGAGCGCGTGGAGCAGGAGCTGATCAAGGAGGGCATCTCGGTTGCCACCATCCACGGGGGTACCCCCGCTTCACATCGCGCCCAGAACATCAAGCGCTTCCAGACAGAAGATGACCCGCGAGTCATTATGCTGATCCCGCAAGCTGCCGCACACGGCATCACGCTCACCAAAGCCGACACCATCGTCTGGTGGGGGCCCATCGCCTCGGCTGAACTCTACATGCAGGGCAACGCCCGGGCGCACCGTGCAGGCCAGCGCAACCCGGTCACCGTGGTGCGCATCCAAGGCAGCCCCGTGGAGAAGCGGATCTACAACCTGCTTGATGGAAAAGTGGACCTCCATCAGGGCCTCGTCGAACTCTACGAACAGGAGATCGCTTGACATAGTTATTCGCCCCTGTATAATTCTAAGTCCAATATAAAAGAAGGAGCTGTCCCGTGGATGCTGACAAACTTGTCGCTGCATACATCAAGATGCGCGACGCAAAAGACGCCATCACGCGCGAGTACGATGCCAAGGTCAACGAGATCAAGGAGCAGATGGAGCTGATCGAGCAAGCTCTGCTCGAAATCTGCAAGTCGACCGGGCAAGACGGCGGACGCACGACGTACGGCACGTTCAGCCGCAGCGTCAAGACGCGATACTGGACCAATGATTGGGACTCCATGTACCGCTTCATCAAAGAACACGACGCTGTCCAGCTTCTGGAGCAGCGAGTGCACCAAGGCAACATGAAGCAGTTCTTGCAGGAGAACCCGGGCACCCTGCCTGAGGGTTTGAACGCGGACGCTCGTTATGCCATCACGGTCCGTCGGGCCAGCAAGTAACCTAAGGAAATACTTCCATGTCTGAAATCACTCTGTTCAAGCAAGCCGGTGTCGCTATCCCTGACTACATTCGTGCCGATGACGACGACTTCACGCGCAAGATGGCCGGCAACCCCGGCGGCAAATCGATCAGCATCGAGGGCGGTGTCTGGCGCATGATCGTGGGCGGCGAGGAGATCGCCAAGAACGAAGACCGTGCCATGAACTTCGTGGTGGTCAACGGCTCGCCAAACGTGTCGCGGGTTTTCTATGCTGGCAAGTACGTCAAAGGCGAAGCTTCGGCCCCTGCCTGCTTCTCGGCAGATGGCAAGGCCCCGGATCCCACGGCTGTGAGCCCGCAAAGCTCCGCCTGCGCAACCTGCCCGCAGAACGTCGAAGGGTCGGGCGACGGTACGTCGCGCGCCTGCCGATACTTCCAGCGCATTGCTGTCGCGCTTGAGGGCGATATCGGTGGCAACGTCTATCGCTTGCAGCTCCCGGCCAAGTCGATCTTCGGCAAGCCCATCGGGGAGAAGATGCCGTTCCAAGCGTACGCACGGTTCCTTGCGGGCCACGGCGTGCCTATGAAGGGCGTTGTGACCGAGGCTCGCTTCGATACGTCGCAGTCCGTGCCGGTGCTGACCTTCCGCTCTGTGCGCCCGCTTACCCGGGATGAGTGGGAGCTGTCGCTGCAGCAGGGGTCGACCCCCGATGCCATGCAGGCTATCGAGACGAAGTTCGCCTCGCCCACCAAACGCGCTGCCGCCCCGGCAGCAGCACTGCCCAACACCTTTTCACCGGAAGCCACCGCGCACATGTCTGAGCCGACCAAGCGAGAGAGCAAGAAAGACGCTCCGCCTGCGCCGCCGAAAGACCTGAACTCGGTGCTCTCCGCATGGAGCTCTGACGATGGCGATGAATAAATCACGAGGGTATTCCCACAACCTCGTCAAGCTGATCGAGGGCGCTGATCAACAGTCGATCGGCGTGCAGCTAGGTCGTATGTGCATCGAGAATGACATCCCGGTGCGCGAGATAGCTACGGCTCTCAACGTGTCACGTATGACGGTGTACCACTGGTTCGCGGGTCGGTTCACCCCGCGCCAAGAATACGTGACGCGTATCGAGCAGTTGCTTGAAGACCGGCGGCGCTCGGCAGTATAGTTGTCCCCCCGGGGCTAGAGAGGCTTCTCTGACGCAGCGGACCACGGCCCGCTGCCCCGGGTTTTTACCGTGTGCTCAACCGCGTGGGGCAATGTGATTACACAATTCTACGAGGCGGTACTACCGCCCA